AGCCCTTCTGACGAAGATCCATAATGGCTTTTTTTGCACGCTTTGACGATAGGTCGGGGAATGCCGTCTGGAGCATGCCCAACACCATCTCGTCATCAGCACCACTAACAATAAGTTCCGCTAGATCGGGGGAGACTTGTGCAATTTCCTCGATGGATACCTGTTGCAAATATGTCCTTTTTTCACGCTTCCATCCGACATATGACACCATCAACCCCTTCTCTAGCAGATAATTAGCACCCAATTCCATCTGTTGACGGAAGTTTGGGATGTATGTGGAGCGCATCCATTTAAGGAACCCAGACACCATTGAAGCCCGTGGCATAGATGCCATCGAAGTTGGGAACGCCTTAATGTGGGAACGCTGCAATGCTTGGTCTAGAATGGCCACAAATGCGTCGATACGCTCCCCGACGACATTGACCTCGATATCACTTGCCCCCTGCCAAGGGAAGGCATTTGCGCCCTGTTTACGAAGGTCGTCAGATTTCCCTTCCCAAAGGTTACGGCGGTCATCGTATGAGCGCAAGCAGGCCTCAAAGTATTCCTCTAAATCAATAAGGCACTTGTCGTAGGCATCAGCCAACGCCATGACATTAGGGCCGTCCTCGGCGTAGATCATCGACTCTTCTTGCTCTTCTGTTGGTGCGCTCATGATGGCATATATTCGTAGAACTGCTCGCCTACTTCTGGGCGTATCATAACAACTTTTATAGGTTTGCCAACTAGTTTGTGCGAAACCCTAGGTGGAGCCTTAACTGGGACTGCTTCACCATCCATGCGAACCATTACCCAACTAGGGTTTGGGCATTTGCGGATTACTAAATAATCACCCTCATAGGTGGTGTCATCTTGAGGTTCCACGGGGGAATCAAGGGTTTCTGGCTTAGCTTTTGGTGGGCGACCGCGCTTTGCTGCTTTCTTAGTTGGTGCTGTTTTCATGGTTTAGTTTAGATTTCATGTATCGAATCGCGTGTTCAAGAGTTTCAATCTCCTCCGTAAGTCTAGGGGTTTTCCCATATTCTTCCATTTTTGCCCTCTTGAGATACGCTTCTTTTAAGCAATCGATGATAAGTTCCTCGGCAACTATCGGTTTGTTTTGAGTCTTCATAGCTTGTTAGTAGCCTCCCGCTCCTTGTCTTGTAGCAAGATTTCTGGTTTCGTCAACATGATCTATTCCAGCAATGGCGGCGTAACGCAGAACATCGACTGGATCTTTCCATGCTTCCTTTAGCCCCCCGTCACCCGTGTATTCCGACAACGCTTGGATAATGTTTTCACACTCGGAAGAGACATAGAAATGCGGTCGGTTGACCGAATCTGCAGGTCTAGTGGTATCCCATGACATCTTGCCAATAAGTGCCTGTAGTCCATCGTCGATGTCTAACCCTGGAGCTGGAATGCAAACCATGCCGGCATCGTTCAAATCCTCAATGATAGAGGATGCCCCATCCGCAGACTGGTATTTTGCCGCTCCAAGCCGAGGGTCAATCAGTCTCTCAAAGATCTTTTCGTCACCTTCCAGTTCGGCAATCAAATCCATGTAGTCACGGATACCAAAGCCCTGCCCCTTAGCCCCTTGTCCTGGCATCCACTTACCACCCTTCCATTCAGCCCAGTCGCCTACATCGACACCCGGCCACTCACGATATACCCAAAATGTGCCAGACGCATCCACAGCAATCCAAGCCATAAACCAATTCTTCGCACCCGCTGGGTCAATAATCTGATAGCAAGTAACATTCGTAGTTGGGATCTCTGATGGCTGGACAACATTGACTTCTTTATTGAACTTGGGAAACTTGGTGGCGTGGGACTTAACTGGAACCCCGTACGCGCGAATTAGGATCTCCTCCCGAGGCCTTCCAACTAGGGTCTCCTTGATTCGCTCGTAGCCACCGAAAGGGTTGTCCTTGCTGTGGAAGTAGTGTACGCTGGCATTTCGCTTCTTACTCCGTTGGACATAGGGTACAAGCTCGCCGTTGAGCAGCTCAGCCTCGACGCTCTGGACGCTTGTAGCACCATCTAAGTATTCCTTAATAACTTCCGTCCACCCATCAATCGGGGTGAATGTTACCAGCATCTTGGAGTTGCGGGTAGCAAGACGGAAACGCAGGGTGTCAATAAGCTCGTTACCAAGTAAGTACTCGTCGAGCCATACTCCGATGTTGTGCCACTGGGGGTCACGGCTACCAAGCTCCGCACCTTCTAGGATAGTTGGGTTATTCTGATACTGAGAGTAGGTCTTAAAGATGATCTGCGAAGCATTAGGCAAGATTAACGAGTTATCCGTGAACCCGTTCTTCTTCGTGTACGAGATGTAAGCGTTAGCCGAGGTTTGCTTTGTCCTCATCTCATGCGGCAACCAGTTCCACACCGCGCTTTGTTGCTGGCGAATGCTGACCTCCGAGGTCTGAGCGAAACAGAAGATCTCCGATTTTGGGTTTTCGATGGCAGCCTTGACTACGCAGTAAGAACCCCACGCAGTTTTTCCCGAGTTGTGATGGGGGACTCCAGCTACAATGTAGTTGTTGTAGATTGGAACATGGAAATCCCAGACATAATCCTCTCGGAGGTAATTGATCTTGACAACTCGGCGGGAATAGATAGGGTGTCGGTATGCCGAAGCACAACTCAATAACTTACCCAATAGATCAAATACGCTTTTGGATTGCTGAAGGATGGACTCAAGCGAATATCTCGGAAAAGCTGGCAAAGGAGCTAGATCCACGTGTGACCCCGAAGCTGATTTACAAGGTTTGCAAAAAGCACGGTATACAATGCCAGCGGACAGGTCCACGAAGCGGCGAAGGACATCCCGAATGGAAAGGTGGCAGGATCGTGAACAAGGACGGGTACATTGAGCTTTATTGCCCGAACCACCCAAACGCTCGCAAGCACACGCGCTATATCCTTGAGCATCGTCTAGTGATGGAGAAGCATCTTGGTCGGCATTTAACCCGCTCGGAAGTTGTTCACCACAAGAACGGAGTGAAAGACGATAATCGCATTGAGAATCTTGAACTGTTTGAAAGCAATGCTCGCCATCTTGAGGTGACTCTAAAGGGTTGCGTTCCGAACTGGACTGAGGATGGCAAGCGCAGAATGGGCTTGAAAGCTCGTCGTTCAGCTTGATGTCTCCGACTGGCATCCACCCCAACTTATGAAGGACAAGGTGAGACTTCGAACAACGAAATGATTCGCCATTATCTAAAATAACTTCGTAAATTCCCTGCTTGTCTTTTCTAAAGGATGGCTGTGCTTTGGCTATAACTACCTTCTCACCATCCCAGGCGTGTACATGGAAGTCGCTATTTAGGCTCATCACGCACTTGCTGCGCTTTAGGACTGGGTCATAAATCTCTTGCTCTGGGGCAAGACACCTGTTTCCCCCAAGTGCTAGAACCTCAGAGACTTGCGATAATTGCTCTTCAGCCTTCTCCCAATGCGGAAGCCTAAATCCATAGCGAAATGGGTCTTTCTCAGCATTCTCGATGGCCTCATGGTACACCCGATGAAGCTCAATGAGATCATCTGGCTCCATCAAGGCTACCTCGTCATCGCTAGGAGGCTGGAGAATTGGATGTTTGCGCCACTGCATTAGTTCGTTTTATACGCACCAGTCTCCATTAGGATGTCTTTGATGTGATACACGCTATCACACTCCTCGCAACAAAACGCATCCTCTTCGGCTGGGAACGACCCTCTATTCCCGTCAACAAAGTGAAGCTCTCGACGCTTCTTGCAATGTTTGCACACGCCAATGAATGGCTTAACGAACTTCTCCAGCACCACATTCCAAATCTTAGCGTTGAACTTCTCCGCCAGATATGAGGCGTAGCAAAGCGTATGGCACTTATACTTAATGCCGTCATGCTCAACCATGTAGTGGCGAACTAGATCCCCACCATCTTTGAGGTGGTCAGCGTATCTTGATTCTGGTTCTGGTATCATTCTACGATTTCGGCTTCAACTGCTTGCGTTTTGACTTTATTGGCAATCCTGGACTTGGCTTCTGCGATCATCTTGGCAGCATCGTCAATAGACGGCCCCTTGCGATGCTCGACAATGGTACTCGCCATACCCGAGAGCTGTCCAGCTTTATCGGTCATAATGCCAATAGTCAACGCCAATCGGTCTGGGGAGATTGCCTTGAGCTGGTCTGGGTCACGGCTCAGTTGTTCGGCTTTCTCGAACAACAGGTCTGTGTACTCAGCCGCAGCAATGGCGTAGCGTTTGGAGAACTCTTTACGCTTTGACTCCAGCGTATCGTTATGCCTCCACTCCAGCGCACGAACAGTCTCATGCGTCACCCTGCATTTCTTAGCAATAGCATTGATACGCCCACCCTGTGCCAGCATCCAGAGAATCTGTGCCGCCACATTCGGGTTGTAGTTCTCGATAGTGTTCCGAGGGAATTGCTTAGCCCTTTCCTTGACTTCAAGGAAAAACTCTTTCATTGCCTCTTTACTATCAATTGCTGATAGGTCTTCGTCGCTCATTTGGTCTTCTTGCCGTTTTTAACCTTAACGGCCCCAGAGTGCAACTCTTTTTTGAGCTTATTCTGTTGCGTCGAGGAAAGCGGAGAGTTCTTACTAAGCAGGTAGCCTGCTTGCTTTTTACTTTTTGATTTCATTTGCTTCAGTTATTTTTATTTTCTTGGGGTCTTTGACGAGATAGGTTGGGCTTCCCATTTCCATTTGAGAAAGCGTATCATATCCAAGATTAAATAACTCTTGGACTAAATCATTTCTGCTTGTGAAATTAGCTGTATTCAGATCGTATTTTTCAGAAAAAGATGAGGATATCGCTTCTCCATCTTTGCCCCATCCATCGTACAACCCACTAAGACGCTTTCTTTCCTCTAGTGTTGTTTTTTTAAAATTACTCCAATTTCTATTTTCTTTTCTCCACTTATTCCTTAAGATTTCCTTTTCTTTGCTCACCTTCGGGAAAAGTGTTCCCTTTTCCCAAACTGATGGAGGTTCTCCAAACATTTCGTCAGGGATTGTTTCAATAATTAAATTCTTCAACTTGTTGTTATTAGGTGCTCTTTTATCAACAAGATCAACCCAGTCCTTGAACTGCCATAATTTAAGCACCTTTCCTTGAGCTGCGCTAACTGAATAAACCCTCCCTTTGTGTCCACTTTTATAGTCTCCTGCAATAGCGTAATCTTCAGCGAGTTTTTTTGATTTAGCTATCCATGTAGGTTTATCAAATTTTGTTATATTTTTCTCCTGAGACCCGTGAAAACCTTCAAGTTTGTATTGTGGGACAAGCTCTCCATTACGATTAAACCTTGGCGACTGGGGCATCAAATTGTCACGAAGGCTGTAGTAGGATGTAGGGCCAAATGGGATAACAACATCGCCTGAAGTCTTGATTGCGCTTTGAAGTCGGTCAAATGCAAATGTGCGGTAAATTCCAGTCACAAGGTCTGGTGAAACCTTTTGCATCATTGGGTTAATACCAAGCTGGCGAGTTGTTTGTTGACCTTGAACGGAGTTAATAAAGTTCTTCCGTCTCTGCCAGTTTTTAGGGTCTACGCTTTGATAGTAAGCATCAGTCGATTGGCCTCTGTTTTGAATCTCAACGGACTTCTCAATATCCTCATAGATTTTTTTACGAGTAAGGTTTAGTTCCTTAGCGATCTTGTTTTTAACTGCTCGGTCAACATTTTTCTCAAGTTGGCGCAAGTCCATTGCTTCAAGATACAAGCGACCTTTTTTCAACACCCATTTCGTAGGAACCACATAGTTCTCCGTAAGACCGCCAAATTGTTCTGAACGCCCTTGTTCAATTGGTTTGTTAACAAGAAGAGTGCCATGCTTTGTCGGGACTTCAATTTCAGATTGAAGGAGCAAAGCCTTACCAAACTCGCCATCATCAATAACACCAGCTTCCTCTAGTGCCTTCAAGTGATCATCAGTAAGGGTTCCTTCTCCGTTGCCGTTTTTGTCGGGGATAAGAACACCGTTTGGCAGCTTCTCGCCACGCTCTACGATTTGCTTATTAACTTGATCTAAAACGCTTGTTGCTTGATAGTGCTTAGGGTTATCGGATTTAACATCGACAACCTTCTGGACTCTCGCTGCTTTTGGCTTGCCAGCGGTTTCTCGGTACATTTGGCGCACCATCGCCTTTACTTCTGGCAGCTCCCTAAACCCGTCAGCAAGCAATCCTGTACCCATCACCATGCGTCCACCAGCATCAGTCGCTCCACCCATCTTAAAATGCAGGTTTTTAACAATAGGCGTAGCATTAAACAATGTTCTGAAACTACCCTCAACGGCACGACGAAGTGGAGTTTTACGGGATTCTTTGTAAAGGTTGCCTTTAAGAGTATCCTCCAGTAGCGTCCGTACACCTTGATCGGTATAATACTCAACAGCAAGCTCATCTAAAGCCGCTGGAGTCATATCATTCTGCTCACGAAGGTTATTGTATTCGTTCGCCCACGCCTTGAACTCTGGATCTAACGTTCCGTCTGGATTGCGGACAAGCCCTGGCTGTGTGTCATCTCCCAACATCCGAGCTACGATTGCGCTATCCTTTTGCCACACATGCTGAATCATATGTCCAGCTTCGTGCATGGCTACTTCCTTTAAGAAGCCAACCTTGTCGTTAATGTTTACAACGGCTTTGTTGCTAACTGGGTCAAACTTATTATTGCCAGTGGTGTTGATTTCCCACTTGAACGACCCAGGGTATGCCGCATCAATGTTGGAAAGCGCATACCTAAAATCACGATCCTTTAGCCCATCAAACATGGCTATTTGGTCAGCATCTAGCTTGTTCCGATAGTTGGTCATCTGGTCAATGTTGACCTGCTCCATATCCTTCTTGCCACCAATAACTCGGCCCAGAGAACCAAATACCAGAGCATCACGGGCGGCATATTTAAGCGTGTTTTCATCAACGCCTTGGGAGTTGATTGCGTTGTATGCAAATGTTGCTGGAGCGGCTTGAGCAGTACCCTTGGCCATGCTCGCGAAACCTCGCACAAGTGGTGTGGAGTAGTCACCAAGTGTGGCCACAGCGCGACCAATACCGCCAACACTTTCGTTTGCGGCTAAACGGCGAAAGAACGGTGTTGAACTACTTCTTTCAAGCAGTTCTTCGCTAACCGCATTGCCGAATTTGGACATTCTGCGTAGTGTTGGTACTGCCGCTATAAGCCCAACTCTAGCCCCCATATATACACCAATAGCTTGATGGAATGGAATGGCGAGTCCAGTAGCGATTAGGGACGGTATCCTGTACCTAAGAACGCTTCTTTCAACTTTCTTTAGAAACCCATTAACAGCAGCAACCCCATTCCCAAGTTTTTCAGCACCATTTGACAAACCTTTGGTTGCACCAGATGCTACGGCTCGAACAGCGTCTCCAGCCGTCTTGGCTGTATCCAAACCAATCTCAAGATGATTCGCAGTCTTACTTACATTCTGGATGCCGTCATCAATAATACCAAGGCGTGTTTGTACGGCTTGCGATTGAGCCGTTAAATCATCCAGCCGCCTAGTGAGTTCCGTTGCCTTTTCTGTAGCCCCAATGCGAAGAGCATCATCAAGCTGACCAGATACAGCCGCAGTCTCATCGGATAGTCTGGCGGCGTTGGCTAAAACGCTAGTCCTAGCGGTATTGAGTTCACGACCGTAATTGACAATCTCAATTCCCCTTTTTGCTTGGTTTGCTTTACGGACGGTTCTGATGATATTAACACCAGCTCCAAGTCCAGCCGTGGCTAAACCAACAGCAAGGCCTGGAACATCTGCGGGAATGCTCGCGGCAGCGCGGACATTGTTAATGTCTTCCTCGTATTTTTTAAGACCTTGCTCTTCTCCAAATTCAGCTACATATTGAGATTTTGCTGATTCCTGAGCCTGAAGCACCTGCTCTCCAGCACCAATTATACTTGCGGTTTCAACCGCATCCATATCTTTTTGTGATCTTTCAATGAGGGCAAGTTTGTAGTCCCTTTTCTTATTCAACTCGTCAGCTTGTTCTTGCGGGACATTTCCCATAGACACAGCCGCATCGAGTCTTTGCTTGTCAATAAATCTAGTTAATTTTGCACCGCTGGTTACTGCGGTTTCTAATATAGAATCAACTATCTCCGCGCTTTTAGCAGTCTGTTTGTCGTATGCCTCCCTAAGCGTTGCTGATTCTGAAATCTCCCCAATTGGATTAGCAATATCCCCAACACCTTTAGCTATAGACGCAACACCAGCACCAAATTCCTCGAACGCTTCTGTCCATGTTCGTGTCGGTTCTGCGTCAATTCCGCTTTTTTTGCGTATTGCGTACAACTCAGCTTTTTTAGGATCAATGGCATCATCGCTCATTCCACCATCCAGATAAGCGGTAGGATCGGTAAGCTCGTCTAGACTTGTGGTAAAAGCCTCGCCTTTGGTGGTTAATACACCATTCTCCACAAGTCCACGATCTTCCAGAAGAAGGTAATCCTCACCAAGCTGTGTGGCGTTTCCTTCTTGATCCAAGATTCCACGGGCTTTCATGCCCTCTTCGGTCGTAAACTCTGGAATCTGGTACTCTTGTGGAGCGTGCAACTCTGTAAAAGCAGGACTAGTAAAACGAATGTCGTTAGGGTCTGGCTGAGTTACAACCTCACCAATTGACTCGTAAGACTGCCTCTGAGCCTCTAGGTTAGCCTTCTCTTGGTCAAGGTACTCAAAAATAGCGTCCCTTTCGAGCTTGCTGATTTCTGGATCTGCCTTCTCTTCTTCTGGAGTTGCCATTTAATTATTTATTGAAGTCGTCCTCTAAGTTTTTGAGTGGCCGTCTGCGGTTTATTTGGCTTAATATTCGGTTCGCCAGTCGCAGGAATCCCCGATATGTTGTATTTCTTATCTAGGTTTCGTTCTGCTCGGGAGAGTACTTCATCTTTTTCGGTAAGGTAATCCTTCCAAATTTTAGCGTTATCAGTTTCAACTGGAACGGTCATTTTGGATATGAATTTTCTGTCTTGTTCAGTTACTGGGGCAAGAGCGCGAACGCTTTTTAGAACATCGCTAGTGGTGACCATAAGGGCATCTTTAATTAACGATTGGTTTTCTTGCGCCCACTCAGCACCAAATTCTGATGCTACGGCTCGACCAAATCTAGCAATAGGTTCAGTTGGGCCTACAACATCACTCAAATCGGAAGCTAATAACTTTTTGATTTTTTCTCTTTCTGACTGAATGGAGTAGTAAGTATTCTCAGCTTCCGCGTTTTTCAGCACTTTTTCTTCCTCTTTTGCTGCGAGTTCCATTCTATCAACCTGCTCGGAAGTTGAAATAGGTTGTTCAAATAAAGCCGATGAAATCTTATCCGCTTGCTCAATTTGCCCAGCTCCAATAAGTTTGAATGCGGATTCAACCAATCTTGGGTTTAGTGTTCTGCCTTGTTGCTGAGCTTCTTCAACCTTTGCCCCAAACAATGCTGACGCACCTTCAATACGAGCGGCATTTGCTTGCTCTTGTTGTTGCCTTTCCGCGGCCTTTTGAGCCTCCTCTTGTTGAGACTTTAAGTACCTGTTATATTTTTCCTTAAACCCCGCAACCTTGTTTGGGGGTATCACTTGTCCAGGTTGAAATCCAAGCTCTTGTTTTAAGTATGTGTTAAAGTCCATTGTGAATTTATTTAGGCTTAATGATTACTGAACGACGAATCCACCTTGGGCTGGCGCACCACCTCCAGAAGAACTGCCTCCGCCAGATCCACCACCTTGGGATGCAGCGAACTTCTGTTGGCGAAGGTTCATCATTTGCTGGCTCATAAGTCCGCTCATGCTGTTCTTGATAAGATCTCCAACAATAGATGCGTCTGCGTACCTGTCGCTTAACGAGACATCCTCGTCCTTGAGTCTATTGCCAACATCTCCAAGGATCGGGGCGAGTTCTGGCATGAGTTTAAGAGCAGCGTCAATTTGAGTTGATGCAGCTTTAACCTGCTTCTTCTTTTCCCCCTGCTGCTTGAAGTAGTCCTTAACCTGCCCGGTTAGATCGGCAATTGATTGCTGCTGCTGCGCGTTTGCCAGCGCATTAGCTTGGATTACTTGATTGTAATCTGGGGCTTGATACCCAGTTGTTTGTACTTGTCCTGCGAATAGTGCCATAATCTTAAATGTAGCTATAATTAACATTACCCCAAGGGCTTGAGGCCGACATGTTTCCGGGATTAAATCCACCGCCGCCACCAAAGTTAAATCCACCTCCTGCCATGTTCATTCCAGCACCCATAAGCGTAGAACCAAACTGCCCAAGTGCATTCGCAGAGTTCATCTTATTTTGAATATTCATTGTGTGTCCTGCCATATTTGCTTGGTTTTGCGCTCCGCCTAATTGATTTGCGAAATTTAATGGCATATTGTAATCGAACCCACCAGATGTCGCAGCAGACCCACTCATACCCGATGATAGCAAACCAGTTCCAGCCCCAAATGCTGCTGGGGTTTGAGATAACAAGTTCAATCCGGGCGTGGTATAAAATTGACCTGCCCTAGTAAACAACTCACCAGTTGCTGCGCTTGCCTCGCCACGAAGTGCTTGTCTACGCGTACCAACATCAGCAATGTTTCCGTATGCTGTTTGTGCTGCTTGTTGCGCCTCCGCCCTACGAGCAGCCTGTGCGGCCTCACGATTCATAATCTCAGATGAAATAGCGGCATTACCTCCAATCCGTCCAGCCGCAGCCGCAGCCTCTCTGGCTTGTTGTTGAGTTGCCCGTTGTTCTTCTGGGGAAAGCGTTCCACGACGAGCATAAGCCTCTTCTGCCATTGTGCCAAACATGCCTGTGTAGGGTGCTGCTTGACCTTGAAACTCAGACTCAAGCCTTTGCGCTCGTTCTGCGTATGCTTGTTGCAAGTCGATTGCCCTAGCTTGCTCTGGAGAAAGTTTGTCCATCAAGTTGCGGACACGACCAGTTTGTCCGCTCATTGTGGCAAGTTCCCTAGCACGAAGATCGGCAATTTGTTTCTGGGCTTCTCTACTCGCTCTTTGAGTTAATCCAAACAAGCCCTCCTGCCCCTTAAACCCAGTAAGATATTGCTGCGATTCACGAAGCGATTGCTTCATTAAATCTGGGCCAAGTTTTTTCTGTAGAGCAAGGAATCCGGGAACATTTTGTTTGTAGTATCCAAGCATGCCCTCAGCTTGCTGCTGGGCCAAACTCTTACCATAAACTTTTTTTCCCTTAACCGTATTGTATGGCCTAGCGAAAATATCAATTGGTTCTGGCATGTCTCTAGCCGCAGACTCGGCTGCTTTAGCAGACTTTCTGCTTCCAAGAAAGGAAAGACCACCACCAACTACAGCGGCTGCAAGTGGAAGCCAGCATTGATTAATTCCAGTATCTGATGCAAAATAATTTATGGAAAGTCCAACTATAACAACTGAAGCTACTTTAAGTAAATCTTTTAGGTTCATAAATTTATCTTTCTATTAAGCTGATCTAACAAGGTAGCCTTGAAACACAGTACCATTAGCAAGGATTGTGCGATTTGATCCAGTTAAATGTCGCACATACAATTCAGCATAGTCAGTCGAGCCATTCATGTAAATTAAACCAGATACAGATGCGCTATAAGATTGACCGTTGATCCTAGCCCCATCCGCGACAGGAGATCCATTTTTGTATATTAACGCCCAAAGGTCTTCAGCGTCACCTACAGTCATTCCAATCACACCATGAAAAAAATAGTATCCAGCTACGCTTGGCGTAAATCTGCTGCTTGCAAAATTACTGTTTGTATCGAAACTCTCAGAACCTAAAACAACCCTAATGCCTGAAGCAGTTGCAACGGCTTGGTCGGTGCTTGGGTATGCGCTAAAGGCCGGCCCGTTTCCAACCACATTCGTTCCCAGCTTCGCTTGGGTGACCGCGCTAGAAGCAAGCTCATTAGATGTAATTCCACCAGCAGACACGGCAAGTTTACCCGGAGATACGACCTGCAAGGTTGTTCCTTGGATTGCATCGCTGGTAAATGTCGTATCATCAATGATGTTATTCATCTTAGCACTGGTAATTGTGTCAGTGCTTGTAAATGTGTAGGTTGTATTTACAACGCCCATATTATTTTTGTGATAGAATTTGTCTGTTAGTGATGGAACCCGCCACTTGAATAGAATGGATCTTAGGTGAACCGATAGTCCTTGTCAATGTGATAGTCCCAGTATAGCCGCGCTGACCACCAAGTCTGCATCGGATGCTTGCGGTTTCAGCCTCGTTAGGGCTGCTGGGTGATAGGATCTGACCACCAAGGAATGTGGTAGTAGTGCCAATACTCTCTGCAGAGTCTGGGTCTTCGGTGGCAAACGCAATGTCGTATTCACCAGTCTCTCCCGCCAAGTTCTGCATTTGCACTTGGGCATCAGTAAACCTCTTGCGCTCAAGGGTCTTAAAGTCGTACCCACGGCTAGTCACATACGAGTTGATCGTGGGAGTAACCACATCTGTGCTTTCATTCGTAACGCTCAAGCGGTCTGTGGACGAGTCGGAAGCGTCAACTTGGTGCAAGCCACCATTGGAACTAACGGCATACAGGTTATTCCGCACCCCAGCACTTGCTGTGATGAAGTTCTTAATTAGAAACCTAGAATCCCCATAGGTATCCAGCGATTCCCAGCCCTTGTTCAAGAAGTTGTAGATCAGAACCGCGTTATTTCCACGGGCATCGTTTCCTCCAGCTACAGAATCCAGCGGAACTGCGATGTAATAGCGGTTGTTGAAGTAAACCGCCACCGAATTACCCGCAAGATTTTTGTTAATGCGGTCAATGTACGGCTGAATGTTCTTGGAAAGTGGCTCCTCCGTGCCGCGAAGGTTGTAATCGTTAAGGAAGGTAAGCCCGTAAATGCCCTCGTCGGCCAAGAATAGCATGTTGTTAGCCTGCATGACCACGGACTTGCGAGCTAAACACCCAACCTCGCCAGTAAGCTCCTTGACCACGGTGTCAGACAGGCTTCCTTGGGTCTGTGCCACAAGGTGGATGCTATTGCGGTTCAAGACCACCAAGGAATCGTCGTAGAAACCATGCATCGCCACCACATAGTCGGCAGTGCCACCAGTAATACGGAACTGATTCTCGATCTGGTCAAAGGTCGTAGTGTCTAGTAGGTCGGAAACCGCGATCTCGTCAGAAATCTTTCTGCTAGTGTAGACTGGTGCGCTAAAAGTGCCAGATTGGGAGTAGTAGAACGGAACGAACAACCTGCGCTGGAAGTAGGTAGCCCAAGGCGCGCCGGGTTGGTGCATAAATCCACCGCCAGCGCTGA